GTGTACTTTACGGGGAAAGTGCCTCTCTCTGCAAGCCTATGCTATGTCCTATGATTGACTAATTGGACACGCATGGTAATCCAATACAGAGAGCCTCCTTTTGGTGTAATTAGACATGGTAGGTTACGCCCAGAGGGATGCATTTTAATGTCTGCCCACGACTTAGCAGCTTAATCGTACTTTTCCTTCCATTTCTGCAATCTATCATCATATGTTTCATGAATGACGGTGCAACCGTGGGCGATATCAGCACGCTCAGCGACTTTTTTCATCTGCTCACGTCGCTCTTCATAGACATCACGTCCATGGGAAAACCACTCTCGTAAGCCACCATCAATATTCTGCATGGCTTGCTGTTCACGAGTAATGGCTTTGGACTTAAGGACTGCATGAAGACTCTTGAAGATAGAATCTTCATCAAGTGCTCCCATGATCATCCCTGTGTCCTCGCTATATACATTAGCGCGTTTGAGCAAATCTGCCTCTTCATCCTTCATGTAAGGTGTAGGTTCCGATTCTTTATCAGGCATTGTAAACTTCATATCACGTTCTTCCAAGAACTTTGCCACAGCAATGTGGTTAAATTCTGGAAAATCCTCGTGAACTGAACTTTTCGCATCATCACCATAAGTAATGAGCGAGCATACATCACGAAACTCAGGTACATTTTCACGTCCCTTCGTAATGTGATAGTATGCACACCTGAAAAGAAGAGCATTCACAATAGAGTTGATATATACTGTAAGATTTTGTCCCGAAGGATTAGATCCATAATGTTGAATCAAATCTCCATTATATGCCATTAATGGATAGCAAATATCAGTGGCAATCCCTTCCATGATAATCAAATCACGGTCAGAATAGCCACATTCTTTTGCAATATCCATCATGATACGGAATGCAACAAACATCACCTGCGCTGGCATGCGAAGATCGTACTTACTGTAATCACCAGCAAGGATTCGATCTTTTCCAAACCGCATAACATGTCTAGCCAATTGGTCCCATTCAGGACCTTGAGCATTAATACCAACAGCACATTCAGATGAAAATGGCAGCATGGACAATACTCGAGCAACGGGTAAATAGTACTTTCGCACCAATAATTGTAGTGCGATTGGAGCACCCTGAAATACTCTGACCTTGTCCTTGGTCAAT